ATAAGTCTGACCTACAAGAAGGTCCTCGATAGAATAAGTTTTCATTTAGTTTTCCTTTCATTTTGTTACTCCGTAAGTTTAGCAAAAACCACTGACATTTTCAAATCCAAATCGGAATTTCTCAAATAATAAGACGGCGTGTCGTGTGATAAAAATCACACAAAATAAATATGACCAGACAATTATTTTTCGGGCGTGTCGCAAATTTCCAGCATTTTTTGAAAACGGACATAAAGGACAAATCGCCCGCACAATCGTTGCGGGCAGCTACCGATCTTGTCAAGTCGACACGCTATTTATTTTTATTCAAAATAAACTGCGCCACGAACATTTTTATGATTTACGCAAACATTACCACGAGGAATTTCAACATGGCATTTGAAACATAACATTTTTACTTCTGCTTTAGTTAGCAGAGCAAGTTCTAAATCTAGTTTAGTAGAAGTAGAAACATTTTCTAATGATACCCAACCAGCACCATTTTTATTCATTTCAAAAATTTCTAAATTAGCCATTTAGAATATCCTTTCCGTAGTATCCGACGGCGGAAACAATATTCATCACGCCTTTATATTCATTACAGTTAGAGCAGATTTTATCCCACCCGTCCATTGTGCGTGAGCAAAATACGCAGATATTATCAGTTAGGCAGAAGCCTAGATTTTCTATTTCTCTTAGTGTAGTCATTTTATGACCTACCTTTCTTTATCTTGATACCTAGTATCCTAACATAGACCACTGACAAATTAGCCCTATTCTCGGGCGTGTCGCAAATCTTTTTTTGTGATATAGATCATGTGGATAACTTACGCTCAAAATTTCGGGGATTTCCACAGCTGTGCATAAACCTGTGGATAACGCCCGCAAAAGACTGCGGGCAGCTGCGCCTTTTGTCAAGGCGACACGCCGTTAGTTTAGTGTGATATATGCCACAGAAAAGCCTATGCCTACGCATAGGGCAATTAGGGAGATAGTTTGTAGGACGATCATTTAGCACACTCGCAATGCTCTATCTCATACTCTTGACGATTACCTACATAGATAACGCCTCTACCATAACACAAAGAGCATTTATTCATTTTATATCGCCTCCGCCAATTCTTCCAATTCCATTTCATCTTCTAATTCTAGCATTTCCTCTAGAGAGATTTCAATAGGGTCTGCCTCTACTTCATCATAGTATTCGATTTCATATCCGTGTTGAATACTTTCATACTTGTATGAGTTATCTGTGTTATCGAATGAATACATTTTATTTCCTTTACTTTCTATTTTTCCAAATCTTATACGCTACCACTGACACGGCAACAATTCCCATTAGTAGCCATGAAACACTTGTGTAGCCTTGTGCTCCGCTAATGCTTAGACCATATGAGTCTAATGTAATTCTTAGATATTCGTCCATTTTTTTATTCCTATTCGTTTAGTTAGTTTAGTTTGGTTTGGGTCTTATTTGCTAGGCTCACCCTTTCGGTTTATTTGCTAGGCTCATACCCTTATTCAATTGTTATGTCTGTAAGACTATCACACATGACCGACATTATCAAGGCGACACGCCGTTAGGCGTGTGTGACCTTAGTCACGGGCTACCGCTAAGGTGCGCCATTCGTCACGCCCACCATTGGTAGGACGGACACGGACGGCATAAGCGTCAGCGTCTACATAGTAGACATTATCACGAGGCTCAGCGTCCTCTATGATACCCTGAATGGAGCGGCTACGATAAGCCTTACCGATAAGAAGTGATTGAATTGAAGTTGAGTTTGACATAGTTTATGTCCTTTCTTTTGTTTATCTAATAATATAATACTAACACAGCGCACCGACAAATATCAAATTGAAAATGCGAACAATTCGGACATTGTGGCGGAAGTCACAAAGAATCTAAGTGAGATACATCACAACAATGGGCGCACTATCCGAAATGTCCGATTTTCCTAGATAGTGCATCATACATAAAAAATCTATATTAACATTTTTATAAATCTAAATTGTAGTCGACTGAAATATAAACAAGGTATAATAAAGGGGTGGGAGATGATAATATGAGTATCTGGAAAGTAAATAATATTTTTTCTGCAGAAGAGCTGCATGATATTATTGAAGCAGTTAAAAACAAAAAAAGTTTATTTAATGAAAACTTTGTTTTTCAAGGTAAAGTAAAATATGAACTTGCTCATGGTCTTGGAATTGATAATGATCTTGGTAGACTAAAAATTGGCAGAATAGAATTTACAAAAAAAGCGGTGGAAACTTTAAATAATCTAATAAAAGATAAGACCGATAAAGATTTATATTTTGATGGTGCTAGTTGTTTTGAATACAGTAAAACATTTGGTGTGTCAAATTTACCAGCTCATGTTGATGGAGATTCAACAGACTTGATGATTAATTTTCAGCTAGAATCAAACACTTCTTGGGATCTTGGACTAGATTTAAATCTTTACAGTCTAGAAGATAATTCAGCAGTAATATTTAATCCTAATGAAGTAATTCATTGGAGGCCAATAAAGAATTTTAATGACGGGGAATTTGTAAGAATGATATTTTTTAGATTTACAGACAACAAAACAAATAATAGTCATCTCCCTTTGATGCAAGATCATGAAATGTTTGCTGAAGTTAAAAAATACAGAGATGAATTGTGGGAAAGTTCTAAATAAGTATTGACTTCACTAAAAACTTAATGATACACTTAATCTTGGTTTGTGGGGGGCTTACACTGAAACTCAATATGTACCAGATGTGTAGCTTTCCTCCTTATTCCTTACATTGAAAACTTTTTTTCAATTGGGGGGTAAGGGGGGCTTTCCTAAAATCTAATATCCCCAGATATCACTATATAATATATACTATATATAGTAAAGAAAAAGGCGGGAAAAGACTAAAATGAGACTACTTATCACCATAACAGCAATAGCAATTATTACCTGTATATGTGGATTACTAATCCAGATATATGGGCCTATAGCTTAATTTGGTGAAAGCAATTGTCTTATATACAATCGACTTTGGGTTCAAATCCCAATAGGCCTACTTTGATTCACGTGAAACATGGGGTATAATAAACAGGTGGAAACAGCCTTCATAATTGGATGCATATTCGGCATTATTCTAATGGGATTTGCCTTATTGGCATCCTTTAATGAATATGACAATGATAGGTGGAGGAATAAAGGATATTGATGTTCTATTTTTCGGTTCACTTCCGCCGCCGCACTTTTTCACTAATTGATACCATATAATCGAAATGGTATAATTTATTTATACATAAGGAGGCACTAACATGGGTGCAAATGATTACGGAAGACCATTTCTCGATGGTCTAGGCGATGAAAGAAAAGAAAGACTTTTTCAAGAGTTAGCTAAGAAACTTATTGCAGAGTGGATAGAGTCAAATCCAGATGCAGATTATGATGTTGGAGAATTGGGCGAGAAGCTTACAACAGATTGGCAGTTAGAAAGAGTTGAAAACAGAGGAGAGCAAGTAGCTCTGCAACTAGTAGATCAGTTTGGTACCGATGAGGACAAACAAGATCTTGCTACATGGCTTCAAACAAATAAGTTCTAATAAATGTACAAGCATTTTTTAGTAAATGCATTTCCAAGATCTGGGTCTGTATTTTTTGCTAGCGTTTTTAACATTTTTAAAACAGGTGGAGCACAGTTTACTTCCTTGCACCTTCCTCACATTATAGGAAACGACAAAGTTGATAATGCTGTAGTCATAAGAGATCCCTATGAATGCATATCTTCTTTGCTGTACAAAAATCATTCAGATCAACATAATATAGTAAATGATTATGAAAAGTATATGCCAATACACTTAGACGAATATATGGTTTATGTTAATAAGTGTATTGAGTTTATGGGTTCCCCACATTTATATGTTTCAGACTTTAATAAACTTATTAATGACCCAGTTTCTGAATTCAATAATGTAGTTGAAAAGTTTAGTTTAGAATATGATAAAAAAAGTGGATTAGAGAACCCATCAGAAAAGATTAAAAACAACATGTCTAATTTCAATATGCTAAACGATAAAGATGGACATATGCCTAGAGAAAAAAGCGATCTTAGAAAAACAATTGAAGATAAAGTTTATTCTTCCAATTTAATGTCTGAAGCGTATACTGAATACAAAAAACTTATAGATAACATTAAGAATTAGGTTTTTTAAATTTAAATATTTTTAAAAAAGACTCAATTACTTTTTTTTCTACTTTTCCAGCTTCAGATTCATTTCTATAGTAATGAGTATGAAAATATGGGTTAAACTGAGCTTTGCTAAAGTGCCTTCTAGGTCCATTAACTTCTTTCATTTTTACTCCTTAAAACAAAACCCAATTAGAGGCGGATCTAATTGGGTTCTGCTATGCTTTCGCATAAATCAGGGAGCATAGCTCTACCCGATAATACAATTATAATGTTTTATTTTTACAAAGTCAAGACTTATATACGATACATTGACCAGTATCTAGTTCTAGCATTTTTTGTGAGCCAAGCAATTCTATCGCTGCCATTTTAGCTCCTAAAGTTTTTTTAGACCCAAAGTCATCTAACACCATTACAGATCCAGGAATCATTCTTTTCCAAAAATACTCTATAGAGTATTTTGTAGGCTCATAAAGGTCTACATCTATATTTACAAAACTATATTCTAATTCTGGTAGCGATTTTAGTATTTCTGGAATCCACCCGTCAATTATTTTTACATTTTTATATCTAGACAAAGTCATTTCTGCGTATTTTTTATCAATTGATAGATCATGTTTTTTAAAATAATCAGTATCTTCTTTACTAGGTTCGGAAACTCCTTTAAACGAGTCTATTGCTATAAAAGTTTCTTTGCAATATTCTGCTGTAAAAAAAACAGACATTCCAGCATAAATGCCAGCCTCTGCAAAGCTGGCATTATTATGTGTTTTCGCAAGCTGTCTAAGTATGTGCATTCTTGCATATGTATTAGAATTTATATCGTATTCTAAATTAAAGTACCCATGGAACTCTTTAGCTAGTTTTAAAAAAACTTCGTCTTCAAGCCAAGGGTTTGTTTTTCCTGGCATTTAGAGCTTAATAATTTCTTTTTCTATTAAACGTTCTACTGTATTGTTGCAAAGATATAGGAAGGCTCCTTCTCCCTGCATCATATGGGTGTTTACTTCTTCTTCCGTAAGACCAGCATTTTGATACATAAACTTCATGTCATCCTTTATGCCAGAAAAAAGAATTTGAATTAACTCTTCTTTAGTCATTATTTTCTCCTGAATTATAGGAAGGGGCAGGCCCAAGCAGGAAGCCCTCTTTATGATATTCTATCATTTTAATTACTTTTTGTCTATCATTTTCATCTTTAGACAACAAGTCAGCCATAAGTGTAAGCATGTCGTATATTCTATGCAACATTATATAATTTACCATAGGCAAATTATCTTCTAAATTTTGCTTATTCTCTTGGTTGTCCATCTTTTATTTTCATGTCTTCTAAAACAAGTTCTACAGAATTAATTCCGTTTTCTAAACAATTATTTAAATAATTTTTAAAAGCTATTAATACTCTGTCTGCTATTAGCGAATTAGAAATGTGTACACAGGGGACCACACGACCTATCTGCTTTCTTAGCTCAGTATCAAATTCATTACTTATTTGCATCAACATAACCTTTCATGCTTTTATAAAGGTGAGTTCCAATATATTTTTTATAATCACAAGAAAGGCAATATAAAAATATTTGGTCTTTCTCATCTGTATTTGCAAAAAGAAGGCCTTGGTCCAATGGACAATCCATATTTGGAACAAGACCCTCTTTTGCTAGAGTTAAATACTTAGACACTACTTGTATCTTAATATCTATCTCCTAACTACTTTGGAAATTGAATCATCAATTTCTTTGCCTTATTTATAGAATTGGGCCAAGAGGACCAATCTATTCCGCCTTTAGTCATATAATACGTTATCTCTGCGTTTATGACTGGATCAAACAAAAGTACGTTTGATCTCAATTCGAATTTCTCTTTACGATCTATACCAAGGTTACCCAGCATGTTGATCTGAAAAATTCCGTAGGAACTGTCTCCAGTACTCCTGTTGCCATTATATGCCATAGGGCGTCCATTAGACTCCGCTTTGGCAATGGCCCACGCCATTTTAAGGGCGTTTCCTTCAAAACCAACAGACTTTAAAAGTTTTACTAACTCTTTGTCTGTTAACATTTCCGAAGGCTTGTATACAGTATTGCTGAATTTTTCCAGCGTTTCTCTTTTCAGTTGTGCTTCTGTTTTGGTCTCTACTTTTGCGAGTAGAGCTTCGGCTGGTGGCGTATTAATAACTGGCGTACCAGAAAATAAAAACATTAATCCAACCGCTATTGCAACATAATGATGTATAACATCACTAAGTTTTTCTTTTATATTCTCCATTGGCATTTCCTCCATTAGAGATAACGGACTATAATAATAACATTGTTTCATAATACATGTCAAGCTGGTTGACTAAAAAATATTATTATAGTTAACTAATAATATTGTACTTATTTATAACAAAACAAATAAAACTCTTCCTTTCTAGAAGTTTCTTTGGTAGAATTATCTTCTTACTAATTTTAAATTTATAACCGCAAGGCGGAGAAAAGGTGCTACATGTCAAGAGTAATTGAAAACCCATATGAAAATTTTATTGCATTGTCTAGATATGCAAGATGGATGCCAGAAGAAAATCGTAGAGAAAAATGGGGAGAGACTGTAGATCGTTATTTTGATTTTATGCTAAATCATTTATCTACAAACTTTAACTATATACCAGATCAAAAAATTATTGACGAATTAAAGAATGCTGTATACGATAGGAATGTAATGCCATCTATGCGAGCAGTAATGACTGCAGGTGCCGCTCTTGACAGAGACCATGTTGCAGGATACAACTGCTCATTCGTTCCAGTAGATTCACCTCGTTCATTTGATGAGACAATGTACATTTTGATGTGTGGAACAGGTGTTGGTTTCTCAGTTGAGTATAAGTATGTAAATAAACTTCCTGCCGTCCCAGAATCATTTGAAAAATCTACAACAGTTATCGTAGTTGAAGATTCAAAGACTGGATGGGCAAAGGCTTATCGTGAACTTCTAGCAATGCTTTGGGCGGGACAGATTCCTTCTATTGATGTCTCAAAGCTTCGTCCAGCAGGTGCACGTCTCAAGACAATGGGAGGACGCTCATCAGGCCCTCAGCCTTTAATTAATCTTTTTGATTTCACTATTGCAAAGTTTAAAGGCGCAGCAGGCCGTCAGTTGAAGCCTATTGAAGCTCACGATATAATGTGTAAGATAGGCGAAGTTGTAGTTGTTGGCGGAGTACGTCGTTCTGCAATGATTTCTCTTTCTAATATTAATGATATTGAAATGGCAGCAGCAAAATCAGGAAACTGGTGGGAAAATAATACACAACGAGCCCTATCAAATAACTCAGTAGCATATTCTCGCAAACCAGAGATGGAGCAGTTTATTGCTGAATGGAAAAACTTATATGATTCAAAATCAGGTGAGCGTGGCATATACAATGTTGCCGCTGCTCAAAAACAAGCAGCAAGATGGGGACGCAGAGATCCTGAAATTCATTATGGAACTAACCCCTGCTCAGAAATTATCCTTCGCCCTTATCAGTTCTGTAATTTATCCGAAGTTGTAATTCGTGAAAACGATTCATTAAAAGACATTGAGGACAAGGTAAAATTAGCTACAATTCTTGGAACTTGGCAGTCGACACTTACAGACTTTAAATATCTTCGCAAGGTTTGGAAAGACAACACCGAAGAAGAGCGACTACTTGGGGTTTCTTTAACAGGTCAATTTGGGCATAAGTTTATGTCTGGCAAAGAAGACCTAGTAAAGCTTGGCAAGTTTTTGGGAGAAATCAGAGATGTCGCAAGATTTATTAATAAGGCAGAAGCAGACAGAATTGGCATCAATGAATCAGCAGCGATTACATGTGTTAAGCCTTCTGGAACAGTATCACAACTTGTAGGAGTGTCTTCTGGAATGCATGCATGGCATTCAGAGTATTATATTCGTACAGTTCGTGGAGACAAAAAAGATCCTCTATCTACATTCTTAAAAGAAGTTGGAATTCCAGTAGAAGACGATTTTATGAAACCAAATGATACTTATGTATTTTCATTCCCTGTGAAAGCACCAGAAGGTGCAATAGTTAGAGACGATTTGACTGCCATCGACCACCTTAATACATGGTTAGTGTATCAACGTGAATGGTGTGAGCATAAACCATCAATTACAGTATCTGTAAAAGAAGATGAGTGGATGGACGTAGGTGCTTGGGTATATAAGCATTTTGATGAAGTATCTGGAATTTCATTTCTACCGCATTCGGATCACTCATACAAACAAGCTCCATATCAAGAAGTAACAAAAGAAGAGTACGAAGAGCTTTTGGCAAAGATGCCAAAGTCTATTCGCTGGGAAGATTTATCATTTTATGAAACAGAAGATGGAACTAGCGGAACCCAGACTCTTGCCTGTACTTCTGACGGTAATTGTGAAATTGTAGATATTTCAGCATAGTGGTACAATTAATATTGGGGTAAAACCCAAATTCCTGGGCACAAGGCCCAGAAAGAGGAGGTCTTTAATGAAAGAAGATCTTAATAATGATGGAAGGGTAACAATGCAAGAAAAAATTCTAGCAGCGTTAGCAAGCTATGGTCGTCATTTTCTTGGCGCCGCCATTGCTCTATATATGACTGGCAACACAGACCCAGGAGATTTAATTAAGGGTGGAATTGCAGCATGCTTACCAGTTATTTTAAAGGCATTAAATCCAAATGAACCTAGTTTTGGATTTACAAAAAAGGCTTAACTAAGTAGTCGATTAGGATTGCTCCTATGCTAAAATTAAGCATGGGAGTTTTCCTATTTTAGGGGTATAAATGGCTGCACAAAAGAATTTTGAAGTTGATCAGAATGCAACTTTTAGTTTTGAGGTTCTCTATTTAGATGAAGATGAGAACCCGATACAACTTAATAACCATACCGCTAAAATGCAAGTAAGAGATGTTCAGGGTGGAAAGAAATTAGCTTTTACACTTACTGAATCTGATGGAATAGTTATAAGCCCAACAGAAGGTAAGTTGTCAATATCTATATCTCCTGACAGAACAAATAAAATGTTTTACCCCAAATCTGCATATGATTTGGTATTAATAGATCCAAGTGTTAATAAGACAAGACTTTTAGAAGGGTATATGACTCTCAACAGAGCAGTCACAATTTAATGGGAACTAAATTAATTGTTAATGAAGACAACCCGCTTGTTGTAGTAAGGGCTGCTGGTGCACCTGGTAGAACAATTATTAGCGGCGAAGGAAACCCTTCAAATACTTTAGGTGTCCCAGGCGATTTTTATTTTGATAAATTGACTACTAGGTTTTGGGGCCCAAAAGACTCGGACACTAATACATGGAACGTTTCTAATAGCTTTATACTAGACAAACAAATATCCTTAACTCATTCCTGGGAGTTAGCACAGGTTACTGGCCCAGTATTAGGAGTTTATTCAGTAGTAATAAATCATAATTTGGGGTTCCACCCAAATGTTACTGTAAAGTCCAGTAGTGGCGACATATTAGAAACAGGAATAGACTATAATAGTCTTAATATAATTACATTGAAAATGGCACAGCCTTTTTCGGGGACAGCGCATCTGTCTTAAAGGGAGTGAATAATGGCAAGAAAATTTTTGGTTAGCATTGATTTAAATAAAAATGAATTACTCAATGCAAGAATCCAGAACTTGGGTACTGCTCCAAGCAGCCCAGTTACTGGTCAAATTTATTACGATTCAAATGACAACTTACTATATTTTTGGAATGGAACTGAATGGCTAACAGCATCTGGTGACTTTGGTGCAGGTAACTATACAAGTAGATTAAAGTTTGGTGAGTCTGTTGATCATGGTACATCAGCGTATGTAGCAAGAGCAGATCACAAGCATGATGTTGCTGATATTATCGGAACAGCAAATCAAATAACGGTAACTAAAGCAGTAAATGGAAACGCAACACTCTCTATTCCATCTACTTTAAATGTCACAGATGTTGATGCAGCCACATTAGATGCATCTGGAAATGTTACCGTAGGCGGAACTCTTACAGTAACTGGACAAACAACACTCAATGATCCACTACAGGTTAACGACTCCCTAAACGTAACTGGTGCGGTAGATCTTGATTCTACTTTAAATGTTGATGGTTCGTCTACATTACAAGATACTTTAACAGTAAACGGTAATGCAACATTTAATAATCCAGTTCAAGTAAATAGCACCTTAGATGCGACAGGTGCTGCAACACTTGACAGCACATTAACAGTAGATGGCAGTACCACACTAAATGGTGCTGTTGATATAAACAATACATTAAATGTTGATTCAACATCGACGTTTAATGATGATGTTCAAGTAAATGCGGATGTAAATGTAACAGGAATGATTACTGGTAATCTTACTGGTGAAGTTACTGGAAATGCCGCAAGTGCAACAAAGCTAAAGACAGCAAGAACAATTTCTCTTTCTGGAGATGTTGTTGGCTCAGTCTCATTTGATGGAACACAGAATGTAGATATCTCTGCAACAATTCAACCAAATTCAGTAGCTCTTGGAACAGATACAACAGGTAACTATGTTTCTACAATTACTGGAACAGCTGGAGAAATAACAGTATCTGGCTCTGGTTCTGAAAATGCTGCGGTAACAATTGGATTGCCAGATGACGTAACAGTTGCTGGCAACTTAACAGTTAATGGAAATCTTGATGTTCAGGGATCAATTAACTCTATAAGCACAACTGAAGTAAATATTGTTGATAATAAAGTTGTACTTAATACAAATGTAACTGGAGCTCCTTCAGCTGATGCTGGATTAAAAGTAAATCGTGGAACTTCAGCAGATGTAGAGCTGCTTTGGAATGAAACAGATGACCAATGGACTTTAACAAATGATGGTACAAATTACCACGAAATAACTAGAAAATATAAGGCTACACTTAGCACATCAGCCACAACTTACACAGTAACCCACAACCTGGGGTCAAAAGATGTTGTAGTGCAAATTTATGAAGTTGCTTCTCCATTCGCACAAATAGAAGCAGATGTTGAACACACTTCTACATCGGCAGTAACTATTAAATTTGCTGTAGCACCTTCAGCTGGAGAGTATAGAGTAGTAGTAATAGGATAGGAGTTTAATAGTGGCTCGTAAATTTAAATCATTATTAAACCTTTTAACATTAAATGAAGATCCTGTTACTGGCAACGCTGGTGATGTTTATTTTAATGTAATAAGTAAAAATATAAAAATTCATAACGGTTTATCTTGGGTTGACTTAACTCCTGGATCTTCTGATCCAACTCCATTCTACATGCATACACATACATACGATGGAGATGTACACACAATAGACATACAAGAAACAATTAATTTTACAAGTGATATTAACAATGTTGCTTCTGTTAATGAAACAATTCCTGCTATAATTGGACTTGATGGTGGCGAACCAAATTCAACATATGACAATGTTTCCGTAACAAATGTTACATTGTTAGACGGAGGCGAAGTTGGCAACTAATTTCCCAACAAATTTAGACGATTTATCTAATCCACAAGGTACAGACTCTTTACAAGGCCATGCTCAATTACATACAAATGTAAATGACGCAATAGAGGCGTTACAGGAAAAAGTAGGTGTTGATAATTCTAATGATGTAAATTCTTTAGATTATCGTGTCACCGCTCTTGAAGTTGCTCCTCCAAGCACTGAAGCAACATTAATATATGAGATAGTAAGTAATAATACTGGATCAGAAATTGCTAAAGGCAAGGCTGTATATGTAAGCGGAGCCGTAGGAGCCTCTGGAAAACTAAGGGTATCTCTTGCCTCAAATACAACTGAGACAACATCTACAAAAACATTTGGAATAACCAGACAAGCAATTGCAAATGCATCTGAAGGAGAAGTTGTATCAGAAGGAATACTTCAGGGAATAAATACAGTAGGCGCAAATGATGGAGACCCAGTATGGCTTGGCACTAATGGAGATCTTTTATTTGGATTAGCCAATAAACCTTCAGCTCCAGCACACCTAGTATTTCTAGGTATAGTAGTAAGAGGCGGGCAGGCAAATACAGGCTCAATTTATGTTAAGGTACAAAACGGCTTTGAGATAGAAGAGCTTCATAATGTATCAATAACAAACCCACAAGATGGAAACATACTACAATATAACTCATCTCTTGGGGTCTGGCAAAACGTTAATCTTGATCTTGAGTACGCAAAAGATGAAGATATAGATTTAATAAATACCACATTAGGATTGGCTGGCAATAACGATATAACTATCACAGGAATAGAGAATAAAACAACTGTAGATAGCTTTAATGCTAGTACATATAGAACAATCAAATACAGTCTACAAATATCAAAAGGTAGCGAGTATATATCTTCTGACTACCTGCTATTGAATGATGGAACTGATATCAACGTATCTGAGTCCAATATCATATCAAATACATCAAATAACCTAGCAAATGTTACATTTGAATCAAATGCAGGTATAATTAGTTTATGTGTTGCTCCCGTAACCACCGCTGTAACGGCAAGGTACGTTAGAACAGCACTTAAAGCTTAAACAAGGGGGTTGTCAGAGTGGCAACAGTAAATAAAAATTTTAGAGTAAAAAATGGCCTGGTAGTTGAGGGAAGTACCGCTACCGTAAATGGCTTTGATATATTAACAAAGAAGGTCGATGATCAAAATTATATTATCGATCTTATTGGCGGTACTGCAACCTCTGCAAATGAAGCTAATAAAGTTGTTAAGCGTGATGGATCTGGCAATTTTTCAGCTGGAACAATTACAGCTACATTTAGTGGTAATTTAACTGGTAACGTAACTGGTACAGTTTCGGATATTTCGAATCATGATACTGGAGACTTGGCAGAAGGAACAAATCTTTATTTTACAAACCAGAGAGCTCTTGATGCTACAGCGGCTGCTTACGACGCAGCAGGTGCAGCTTCAGCAGCGCAAACCGCAGCTCAAAACTATGCTGATGGTTTAGCGGTAAATTATGACGCAGCTGGCTCAGCTTCTTCAGCTCAAACCGCAGCTCAAAACTATGCTGATGGTTTAGCGGTAAATTATGACGCAGCTGGCTCAGCTTCTTCAGCTCAAACCGCAGCTCAAAACTATGCTGATGGTTTAGTAAACGGTTTAGACACAGATGATATTGAAGAAGGTGCTTCTAACCTTTACTTTACAAATGGCCGTGCAAGAAATGCAATGGGTGCAGGTACAGGATTATCTTATGATACTTCAACAGGCACATTCTCTGTAACTGCAAACACTTATGACGCTTATGGCGCAGCTTCTGCAGCTGAAGCGGCAGCAAATAGCTATACAGATAGCGAAATTAACGCATTATCAACCACAGATATTGAAGAGGGCACAAATCTTTATTACACAGACACTCGTGCTCGTGGTGCAGTAAGCGCTGGTTCAGGATTAAGCTATGATGGTGGAACTGGTCAATTTTCAGTAGACACATCTATTATTGCTAATAAATCATATGTTGATACAGCAATAACAAATCTTGTAGATGGAGCCCCAGGACTTCTCGATACTTTAAATGAAATTGCAGCAGCAATTAATGATGATGCAAACTTCTTTACTACAGTAACAAACAGCATTAATGGAAAGCTTTCGCTAACTGGCGGAACTTTAACTGGAGCATTAACACTTAATTCAGATCCAGTAAATGCGCTTGAGGCAGCTACTAAGCAATATGTAGATGCAGCAGAATCTGCAGCACAATCTGCAGCGGAATCAACTGCACAAGCAGCCCTTGATGATGTGCTAGATGGTACAACTGACTTCACAGCACTTGATGTAAATTCAGTTTCTCGTCAAGTTGCAGCAACAACTGGAAATATAGCTACAGCAGCAGCAACTACTGTTTTAAGCTGGAATAAGACAGACTATAGATCAGCTAAAATTTTGGTTAAGGCTAAGAATGGATCACATACTCATGTATCTGAGGTAATAGCTACCCTAGATACATCAGATAATATTGCTTTAAATGAATATGGAATTACAACTACAAATGGATCATTAATGACAATTGATGCAGACATTAATAGCGGAAACGTAAGAATCCGTGTAACTCCAGCAAATAATAATACTGAAGTTATGGCACACGCCACTCTTCTTGCTTAACAACTAAATATTAATTGGTGGGGGCCAGTCCCCCACCTAAAATTTCGGGGGATATTGAACTCGTGGCAACATTAAATAGAGACTTTAAAGTTAAAAATAATCTAGTAGTCCAATCTGGACAGGTTACACTAGGCTCAGTGCCCCTTAGATATAATTCAGACAATAATAAATTACAAATTCAAGTCAATAATCAGTGGATAGATATATCTGACTCTAATGACATGGGTTTTAATGATTTAGATTTAGCCATTGACTACAATGGCTCACCAATATATTCTGTTGGTGATACGGGGATCGTTACTGAGGCTACTAAATTTGCCGACGGCGGTTCCCCAAGTAGCTCATCATTTGCACTTACATTTGATTCGGGAGTGGTTTCCTAGTAAAATAAGCAAGTGGTATAATTCTAATATAGGGGTATAAAATAAAATGGCAACAGTAAGAATTCAACTTAGAAGAGGAACATCTTCACAATGGGATACCGCAAACCCAACATTAGCAGCGGGCGAAATTGGTATTGAAACAGATACCAATACATTTAAATTTGGTGATGGCGTAACAGACTGGAATAGTTTAAGTTATGCGCTATCAGACACAGTAGATGATTATATACCATTATCAGAAAAAGGTGTGGCTTTAGGAGTAGCAACTCTAGATGCTAGTGGATATGTTCCAACATCACAATTACCACCATTAGCTAAAATTACAGTAAATGCAGTTGCTGATCAAGCAGCACGTTTAGCATTAACTGTTGAGCCTGGTGATATTGCAATTCAGTCAGACAACGGAACAACTTATGTACTTCAGTCATCCCCAGCATCTACAAATGCAAACTGGAAAGAGATTTCAGCTACAGCAGCCATTTCTGCAGCAGTCTCAGCTCATGAGTCAGATACAACGAATGTTCATGGAATAGGCGACACTTCAATATTAGTAACCACAACTGGTACTCAAACTTTAACCAACAAAACAATTACTTCTCCAGCGGGATTAGTAAAGGCAGATGTTGGACTTTCAAATGTAGATAATACATCTGATGCAGATAAGCCAGTTTCAACAGCTCAAGCAGCAGCTGATGCTGCAGTAGCATCAACCGCTGCAACAGCATTATCTAATCACGAGTCAGACACATCAAATGTTCATGGGATAGCTGATACTTCTGTATTAGTTACATTGTCTGGATCACAAACATTATTAAATAAAACATTAACATCTCCAGTAATTAACGGACCAACTGGATTAGTAAAAGCAGACGTAGGACTTGAAAATGTTGACAACACTTCAGATGCAAATAAGCCAATTTCTACAGCAGTTCAAGGAGCCTTGGACTCCATCACCAACCAACTAGAAGCAGCAGTTGCTGGCATCAGCATTAAGGATTCAGTTCGTGTCGCATCTGATACAAATATTACTCTAAGCGGAACACAAACAGTTGACGGAGTAGCATTGTCGGTCGGAGACAGAGTTTTGGTAGCTGGACAAACAGATGCCAAAACAAACGGCGTATATGTAGTAGCTTCGGGTGCTTGGACTAGAGCAACAGATTTTGATGAGACTTCCGAAGTTAAAGAAGGAAACTTTGTTTTCGTTCAAGAAGGAACTACTAACGGTTCACATGGATATGTCCTTATATCAGAAGGTTCTGGAGCTGGAGAGTCCATTATATTTGGAACAGATAGCTTAAACTTTACTCAATTTACAGGCGCTAACCTTGTTATTGCTGGTACTGGATTAGTAAGAACTGGAGACAATACTTTAAGTGTAAATACTTCAGAAATAGCTACGGTAACTTATGTCGGTAACGCAATAGATGGACTAGATCCAGATTTTGCAGCAAAGGCTAATTTAGATGGCGGAGCAACATTTACTGGAACAATTGTTCTTCCATCAACAACATCAATTGGAGATGTAAGCTCTCAAGAAATATCATATCTAGACGGTGTAACTTCTTCAATTCAAACTCAAATTACAAACTTAACAAATAACACAGCTTCTGATATTTCAGATTTGCAGACATTAAAGGCCCCACTAGAGTCACCAACATTTACTGGTACTGTAGTTTTGCCAGCTACAACAAGCATAGATAATGTTTCTGGTACAGAAATATCATATTTAAATGGAACTACATCAAATATTCAACAACAAATTGATGCTAAGGCGCCAAGCGACGGTGCAGTATTTACGGGCACAATTAGCTTGCCACAAACAACAAGCATAGGTGCAGTTTCAGATACAGAACTTCAATATTTAAATGGAGTTACAGCAGGAATTCAGGGTCAAATTGATACTAAGTCTCCTTCTGCAAACCCAACATTTACTGGAACAGTAGTTCTTCCAGATACAACAAGTATTGGAAATGTCTCTTCAACAGAAATTGGATACTTAGATGGTGTAACCTCTAGCATTCAAAATCAAATTGATACAAAGGCAAGTAACTCAGCATTGTCTAGCCATGAATCAGACACAACAAATATTCATGGAATAACAGACACGTCAAAATTAGTAACTACAGATGGAGTACAAACTCTTACAAATAAGACAATAACAAGTCCATCTGGATTAGTAAAAGCAGATGTAGGTCTTGGAAATGTTGATAATACATCTGATTTAAATAAGCCAGTCTCTAATGATACACAAACAGCTTTAGATCTTAAGGCACCAATTGCAAACCCAACATTTACTGGAACAGTATCAGGCATCACAAAGTCCATGGTTGGACTTGGAAATGTAGATAACACATCTGATGTAAATAAACCAATTTCTACAGCAACTCAAACAGCATTAGACGCTAAAGCTTCATTATCTGGTGCCACATTTACTGGATCAGTAGAAATTGATCAAAATCTTGTAGTAGATGGAAACTTAACTGTTAATGGTACAACATTTAATGCCAGCTCTACATCAATTGTTATTGAAGATAATTTGGTTCAGCTTGCACATCAAAATGCCGCCAATACAGTAGACCTTGGTATTGTTGTAGCTTACAATGATGGTACGGCAAAACACGCAGGTATTGTTAGAGACGTTTCTGCTAATAAGTGGAAACTTTTCGAAGGTGTAACAGATGAGCCTTCCACTACTGTTAATTTTGCTCAAGGAACTTTAGACGATTTAGAGGTTGCTGATATTACAGCGTCTTCAGCAACTATTGGAAATGTTTCAAACACCGAATTGCAATATTTAGATGGGGTTACATCATCAATTCAAACTCAAATAAATACAAAAGCTCCAACAGCATCACCAACATTTACTGGAACAGTAACCGTTTCGGCATCTGGAGTAGCATTTACAGATGGAACTCAAACAAAAGAAGGTGTTCCTTCAAGAACATACATATATGGAGCAGCTAATAGCAATGCTATAACTTCAGATACAACATTAAGCACTTTAGCATATAGAGATTCCTTAATTGAAGTAAATAGCTCCAGCGCAGTAACTTTAACTGTGCCACCAAATTCAACTGCAGCATTCCCAATAGGAACATCATGGGATATAGTTAGAATGGGTTCTGGCGCTGTTACAATAGCAGCAGGATCTGGTGTTACAGTAAACGCAACACCAGGATTAAAACTAAGAGCTCAATATTCTTCTGGAACATTATTTAAGAGAGGAACGGATTCCTGGTTGTTAATCGGAGATTTAACAGCATAAAAATAGGAGAAAAAAAATGGCAATTTCTAAAAAAAGATTTGGTACGCAAAGTTCAGCACAAGATAACTTCTTAGAGCCAAATGCTGTAACAATCAGCGGAGCTACAATGGTTTCTGGTCGCCCCTATGGAAATGGAGCAATTACATTAACTTACTCCTTGCCAGCAGCCTCTCCACCAGCAACATTATATACGTTTACATCAACACCAGCAACAACAACTCAAACTTCAACAAATAATTCAACATATACTTTTACTGGACTATCTGGAGGTACAAGTTACACAATTACAATAACACCATCAAATGCAGCTGGTAATGGTGCATCCACCACAAGCTCTTCTGTAGCAATTGTAACTGTTCCACAGGCACCATCTGCTCCAACTGCAACTGCTCAGGTTAATCAAGATTCCGTTTCTTGGTCAGCTCCAGCAAATAATGGTGGCTCGGCAATTACTGGATATACATTAAAATCTAGTGATGGTCCAACATACAATTATAATGCTAGTACAACATCAGCAACAATTTCAGAAACTGGTGGAACTAGCCAGACATATCAAGTTTTGGCTACAAATGCTCAGGGAAACTCGTCATATTCGGCTAGCTCTAATCAAGTTACTACACAATCGCCGTTCTTCCCATTCTTCCCACCGTTCTTCCCATACTTCCCACCGTTCTTCCCGTTCTTCCCGTACTTCCCACCGTTCTTCCCGTACTTCCCACCATTCTTCCCGTTCTTCCCATACTTCCCACCATTCTTCCCGTTCTTCCCGTACTTCCCACCGTTCTTCCCATACTTCCCGTACTTCCCACCGTTCTTCCCGTACTTCCCATACTTCCCACCGTTCTTCCCATACTTCCCGTACTTCCCACCGTTCTTCCCATACTTCCCATTCTTCCCAGGCTTTGGACCAAAAGTTCCAGCATACAAGTGCGTATCTGTCGATACTGAAGTTTTGGCTAAAGACGGATGGAAGAAAGTAGAAAACCTTCAGGTTGGAGATAAATTAATAACAATTCATCCAGAAGATTTTAATTACGAGACACAAAGTGCAAATATAAGTTCGTCTCAAGTTAAATTTGTAGAAACTACAATTACATCTATAGAATATAGCGAAAAGATGACTTATCAGTTGAACGATTCAGAATCTAAATACTCTGGACAGCAACCAATATTTATCAAAGATGGAGACATCTTCTTGGCAACAACAGTAGATACAGTTCAAGAAGGTTCCATAATGCTAAAGGTTGATTCAGATGGAAATGTCTCTGAGATTGAATTAAAGTCAATCAAGGAAATGTCAGAAACTAAGGTAGCTGATATAAAGACAGCAGAATATGGATGGCTGATCTCTAAAGATAACGTCTTAATGTTCTAAATTCAATATATTAAAATATAGGAGGGGAAACCCTCCTATATTTTATTTTGGGTATTGAATATGTAAAAATGAAATGATATAATTCAAATATGGAATCAAAAACACAATACGACAATTCAGGAGACACCTGGCTATACAAAGATAGGTCAGAAACTGCTTCTAAAAGAATAGAAAGAGTTTTTGGAGATATAAAAGTAGAAAACCCAGGGCTCGGATTGAATATATATAAAAATGCTTTTACAAAAGATCAGATAGACAACATTATAAATGCACTAGAATCTAATGTTGGAAGCGGAGTTTATAGATGGAATGAAGCCACTGTAACAAACTCAACTACACCAATTAAAAAAGCTAGAGACTGCGTTGATTTCAAGATGAGCAGAAACTCCCTTGGCCCACGTAATGAAAAGAATGCTGCTCTGCACGATGTTTATGAAACAGTTTTTGATACTCTTAAGAAGTGCGTAGACGATTATTCTAAGTATTGGGGCATATTTGTTAACTGGTATGAAGTTTTTAATTTTGTTAAGTATGAGGGTGAAGGAAAAGAGTTTAAGATTCATGGAGACCACGGACCAAAATATGTGTGTACAGTTTCTGCAGTAATTTATTTAAACGATGATTACGAGGGTGGCGAAATACATTTCCCAAGGCTAGACGACATTGTAATAAAACCTTCTTATGGAGACATAGCCGTATTCCCATCAAATTATATATATGAGCATGCCTCATTGCCAATAAAAAGCGGTACAAAGTATTGTGTTGTCATAATGATGGACATTAATGATTTGGGTCATAAAGATAACCCATATGCAGTAAAGGTGGAACAGTAGTGGAACCAGTAGTTGAATCACAAAATGAAATAAAGCAAACCTGGAGCTTAAAAGAAGATATGGGGAATGGTATCTGGGTATATAGAGATGTTCTTCCAAAAGATTTAGACATCATAAACAGACTAGAGTCTATTCTTGGGGCTTCAAATAATTCTTTTAATTGGCAGCCAGCATATGTAGGCTATATGGAAAGAATGCCAGAATATAGAGATTGTGTAGATTTTAAATATAAAAAAGAAAATTTAATTGGTTATCCAACACAAGCAGCAAAAGATTTAGTTCAAATTTGGCAAGACTGTTATGATAGAAAATCTGAAGCAGTAAAAGATTATTGCAAGATGTATAACATACAAGAATTAAGATACTGGGAGTCTTTTAATTTTGTTAAGTATGAACCAGGACATCATTTTATGGAGCATCATGATCATGGGTACTCATACAACTGTACCGTTTCTTTGGTCTCATATTTAAATGATGATTATGAGGGTGGAGAGATTTATTTTAGATTACAGCAGCTTAACATAAAACCAAAAGCTGGGGACTTATATGTATTCCCTTCTAACTTTATGTATCCTCATCAAGCAATGCCAGTAAAGTCTGGAACTAAATACTCATTAGTTACAATGTTAGATTATAGTTCAAAGTATCATAACCCTAAGTTCTATCAAGAAACAGGGGACTAATGTCTATACTGAAGGCGTATCAGTCACATGAAAATGCATTAAAGATAACTCCAATGCCAATGCAGAGATATTGGGCAGAGGACACTTTTGCACGACACGCCTATCATTGTTTTCCAGTAACTACAGCAAATACTATAGGGTGGTATTTATCTTCTAAATACAGAATTGTTTTTGAGTGGGACGGAATATATCCAGATCCAACTGGAGAACATTTAACAATTATAGAAGGACAAGATTATTGTCACTCTAAAAGAGGGCATTTAACATTAAGTATAGGTACTGGATTAAAATTTACATCAGATAAAAATATTAGCTTGTGGACAATCAATCCAGTTAATTATTTTAATAAAGATTGGGAGGTTATGTCATCCCTTATTAGTACTTCTTTTTATAACCAAGAACTTCCTTTAGCTCTTAGAGTGATTTCTCCAAATAAAAAAATTGTTATAGAGCCAGGAGAACCAATAGCAACAATTGTTCCAATATCTTTAAGTTTATTAAAAAATGAATCAATAGACATTTATGATTGGCATATGACAGCAGAATATACACAATATAACAAAGAGTATGGAGAGGCTGCTGCACAAAAAAATATGCGTGGAATATGGACGGATTGGTACAGAGATGCAGTAAATTATAAAGGAGAAAAAATAGGAGAACATGAAGCCAAAGCACTTAAGCTTAAGGTGAATAACTATTCAGAAAGATTTAAGGATGAGTAATAAAATAAGATTTGTTGCTAATAGGCCATGGTTAGATAAGGACAGTTTTGGTGCACCCACTACAATACTAAAAACAATTCCAGACTGGTATAGAAAGGCTGACAGGTTTGCAAAAAACCAAAAGGGTGATTTTGTTATCGGACCCGATAAAGGAAAGATACCAACGTGGAAAGCTTGTCCAGCAGTATTTGATGTTATGGGTACTGGGTATGCTTATGTAACTCCTTATGACATAGAATTTTTTATAAATGATAGGGGCGTGATTGATGCCAAGATATTGAATAATGAAAACAGTCCATCATTTTATCCAAGTTTAGTTACCCCAAGACCTCCAATGCCCCAGTTTCATCATCCAGAAGGATACTACAAAGATCATTTTGCTTGGTTCCCAGAGTGGGCAATAGAGACCCCAGAAGGATATAGCGCACTGTATGTTCACCCATTAAATAGATATGAACTTCCATTCTTTACAGTTAGCGGGATTATTGACAATGACGATGTTAACCTCCCAGGTTCAATGCCGTTTTTTGTAAGGGAGGGATTTGTTGGTATAATTGAGGCAGGTACCCCGTTTGCACAAATAATACCTTTTAAGCGTGAAGATTGGGAATCCGAAATCATTATAGAAAGTAAATATGATTTAGCTAGAAAAAATGCAATTAACTCACAAAGATTTAGAAGACCAAATGGTGGGGTATATAAAAATGAGGTTTGGTCTCAAAGGAAATATACATGAAAAAAGACTATGCTAATGATATGGAATGGCTACAGAATAGAGTTTCTATAACTCCCTCTGGGTTTTTCGGTTCCTCACCAGAAATGATTCAATCTAGAGAAAATTTTATGACAGATAAAGAATTAGAATTTTTGTCTAGTCAAGCTAGATCTATTGATGAGTGGGATATAACAGAAACACACTATAATGAAGAAGGCACAATAATATACTATTCTGAATACTGGAAAGATCGTGTGGCTTCTAGACCGATATTGGATAAAAAGGATCCTATGATTGCTAGAACTATAGATGGCATGGTTGCAAGATTAAAAAAAGAAGTAGATAGTTTTTTTAAAGTCAATGCCATACCAACTAGTCCAGCTATAGTTAGATGGATGCCTGGATATAAGCAAGAGCCTCATGCAGACAAAGAACTTCATATTGGAGATGACGCAGGAAAGCCAAATGATTTTCCATATTATGATTTAGCAGGATTGTTTTATTTAAATGATGATTATGAAGGCGGAGAGTTATATTTTCCAAATCAAGAAATTAAATTTAAGCCAAAAGCAGGGGCAGCATATTTTTTCCCAGGAGATAAAAATTTTATTCACGGCGTATCAGAAATAACTTCTGGAATTAGATATGTGATACCGTTTTTCTGGACTATAGCAGAACATGTAGGAGATAATTAAAAATGTCAATTAACTTTATAGAAATATTTCCAAAAATTCATGTATACCCAAATGCATTAGAAAATACAGATTTTTGGATAAAGGATTCTTTAAATGGCTCACATCAATGGAATGATTGGGGAATGTATGGTAAAGCATTTTCAACTTCTCAAAATCTTGTAATCCATGAAAAATTCCCAGAGTTTGATCAGTTTTATAAGAATGCAATAAATGAAAGTCACTACCCTTCTTTTGCGGACGTGTACGGAAAAGCTTTTTACAAAAACACTAAGCACTGGCTAGAAATGTATCCTATGGAATTGGATAACTGGATAAGTTCTGCACCAGCAATATGCCAGTATACATTAGGGCCAAAAAATGGTCATGGTACTACGTTCGTAATGGCTTATCATTCTGATTATACAATAGGAGAAGAAACTTGGCCTGGAGATAAATTTGAATTAACTGCAACACTTTATTTAAACGATGACTATGAAGAAGGAGAGATTTGTTTTGTTGTAAAAAATACAGATGGAACAGATACTAGGTTTTCTTATAAACCAAAAGCTGGAGACATGATGGTTTTTCCAGCAAGACCTCCTTATTTTCATGCAGTAAAAAGAGCTTATGGAGATAATAGATACATAGTAAGATCATTTTGGCAGTGTAGAAAAGATGGAGACGCTGCTTGGCATGAAGGCATTGAAAAATATGGTAAAGAAAAATGGAACGAAATGAAGATGGCAGAAATCCATGAGTATAGACAAAAGCATATCCCTAATCCAGAAATATACGCAGACAGTTACAACAGAGACAATGAAAGGCTAGGATTAAATCCAGATGGAACTTTTAAAGTTTGATGACCTTGTTATAAAAGAAATCGATACTAGTACATTTATTTACATGAAAAATGAACCCAACAATAAGGGTGTTTTAAATGTACCAGAAAATAAAATTGTTGAAATACCAAATTTTATTACACCAGATGCTCCAGAAAGACTGATACATTACTTTGAAAATTGCGGAGTAGAATGGGGAGATATTGCTTTTTATGGATCCTCTGGAAAGGGTTTAAAGCCTGATGCTGCAAAGTTAGCAGAAAGCGGACTACCCTCAACTTTCTTTGAAGACATAAAGTCTAAGTTTCAAGAATCTGTAGAGACTGTTTTTGGCAAAAAAGTAAGAGCTAATACTTCCCATGCACAGAAGTGGGATGTCGGAGGATTCGCCCCACCGCATTCAGATAATTCTGACAATGATGGAACCCCAAATGCGTTTGAAATAAATAAATATGTTGCAATCTTGTATTTAAATGACAACTATGAAGGTGGAGAGTTGTTCTTTTTAACAGGGTGGCCAGGAGAAACATGGCTTTCCTTTAAGCCAAATAAGTATTCTTTAATTGTTTTCCCAGGAGGCGTAGAAAATATTCACGGAGTTTCAGAAATAACAAAAGGAACTAGATACACGATGGTGTCATTTTGGGACTTTGCAGATTTAGAGTATGACAAAGAAACTCTAACAAAATGGGAAGAAATGACAAAAGTGGTAAGGCAAGAGCAGGCTGTACAAAAAGAAGAATGGAAGGCAGGCATAGGCCTACCTCCAAAAGATAACTAGTGATATAATTTTAAAATGTCATACTATTATAATGTATTAAAAGATTCACCAGTTGGTTTCTGGAAACTTGATGAAACCGAAGGGGCTACTTGTTATGATAGTTCTGGATGTGGTAATCACGGAAGTTATATTGGAGACCTATTAATACAGGCAATTCCCTTAGTAGAAGGTGGATTGCATTCTACTAAAATAACAAATACTAGCTATGTAGAATTTACAGTATCTAAAAATTTTAGTGGACTTGCAGGAGGCGGAGGTTTTGGAATATCGAAAACATCCGACAATGATTTTTCTTTAGAAATCTGGTTTCATCCTAAAAACATAACTCAAGAAACTCCAATTTTGGCGGACAGTAACGGGGTCGGAATATATTGGGATAAAGGCAATATTATTTTTAGATTAGAGAATGAGGAAATATTTTACTCTGTTCCTAATTCCAGCAGGTCCATGCATGTGGTAGCCATGTATGGAGTTAAATATATGTCAATGTATTTAGATGGAAATTTAGTAGCCTCTAAATCTATTTCTAAAATTGAATTTCAAAATGAGAGCCTTGTTTTTAATTGTGGTCCTGCATTACCAAATGAATATTTTCTTATTGATGCTCCAGCAATCTATAGATATTCTTTAAGTCCTAACAATATACTAGATCATTATAATAATTTTATTTCCAACACTGAATCTAATATTGTATTGTCAGACTCTGGAGAACTTTTTAAAGCTTCAGAAAAATATCAAAATATAAATACTACAATTGCATTTCCTGCCCAACTAGATTGGAGATATCATGTTGACGATAATATACTGTATAGAGAGTCAACAAATAGCCTCTACCTATCTCCAAACGCCCTTGAAGGAGAGTTTATAAAAGTTATTAGTTTGCCACATTGGAAAAGTTACGTGTCTTCTAAAGTAGAGTGGTTGTCTAGTAATGGCGTTTCAGTTTATGTTTCTACTAGTGGAGAGTCTGGGCCATGGCAAGAATGTGAAAACGGAAAAGCGTTACCAGGATTTTCACAGGGATTAAATTTTTTAGATAAAAAAGTTTTATTTTTTAAATTCAAATTTGAGTCGGAAGATGCTGCAATTTATACACCTGAACTTTATTATGTTAAAATTCATTTTTATGACGAGAAGAAAGTTTTAGCGCATGGTGGAGGAAGTATAATATCTACATCACAACCTAACTCAGGATCCTCTTGGGAAATATCAGTGTCTAATGATAGTAGCAATATACTATTAAGAAAAAGTGACAACGGAATAACAACAAGTAATTCAATTTTTTACATAGATACAGATAAAGATATAAAGTCTTTAGAGATGATATTCTCCCCTAAATCATTATCTAATGGATATCTATTTTATAATAAAACTGGATCAACAGAGTCCTACGTGTCCTGGTCAACAAACGGGGCAATATCCAAAAATAATATTTCTGGGCTTTTTGTAAATGGGCAAAATGTATCTTCTGAGTTAAACATATCTAATTATTTATACCTAGAAGACCCAAATTATATTTTGATAAAAACTACATCGTCTATGACTGGGCAAATATGGTTGAATGGTAAGCAGGATGTCGGAAATAGGTCTGGCGTACTAGACGATAATACTTATCAAAATATAGCTATATATGAGTCTGATTCTATAGATCACCTAAAACATTATAATCTATATATAGGAAAAGATATTATTGAGGCTAGTGATTCTGTCATTGAGATAACAGAAGAGGCAGTCAAGACGTATTCTAGAGACAGGATTTTGTTAAATAATCTATAATTTTGTCATTATGATTGACAAAAGCTGGACTTGAGGCATTGAAAGTGGTAAAATAATTACCTATGGATATCAAAAAAACAAATGCTAAATTTAAAGAAAACGAAACCAGGCTAGGGGTTTATGTTTGGGAGATGCCTGATGGCCGATGGATAGGCGACGATGAAGGTAATTTTCTTTCAATAAGCTCAATGAGGGATAATCGAGACAGAATAAATTTATTGGCCAAGGCAGTAAGAGGTTATGGAATCCATGAGGGTGGCCCTAAATTCCTTGAAGGAAGTAGGCAAATCGACGATGAAGAATTTGAGTATCAAAAGCAAAGATTAAGGTGGGGCCTAACTCCAGACCCATTAGATATTGGTGTACATAAAGACGAAATGGCTAAATTAAGGAAGGGCAAACAATGATTGAGTATGAAGATGATATAGTCTCAAATAATGTAGAGATATCAAATGTTGCTGATTGGATGAGATTTAATTCCACAATAACTCAAAAAAATGATGATCCATTTTCCGCAGAAGGCGAAGACCTATTAAAAATTTCTGGATTAAGCCCAGCACTTAGAAGAAAAGCAAGCAGAGATATTCAAAAGAAGTTTGTCGGAACTGATAATACTGGAACTCAACAACTATTAATTCAGCAAGCCGTAAGCGGATATGCACTATTCGATCTTGTTATGCCAGAATATAACCTAGACTATTTGTCTACAATATATGAAATATCTCCATACAATTATGCTGCAATTAACGCTAAAGTTTCTAATATAGTAGGCCTTGGGTTTGATTTTATTGAAAGTAGAAAAACTACAGATTTATTAGATTCAATTGATGATGAGAAACAATTAGAAAGAGCACGTAGAAAATTAAATAGAATTAAGCAAGATTTGCATCAATGGCTAGAGGATTGTAATGAAGAAGAAACATTTAAAGAAACTCTTATCAAGTTCTATACTGACGTAGAGGCTACTGGTAATGGCTATCTGGAGGTCGGTAGAACGACTGCTGGAAAGATAGGGTACATCGGACACATACCTTCAAAGACAATGCGTGTAAGGCGCCTCAGAGACGGTTTTGTGCAGTTGCTTTATGGCAAGGCTGTATTTTTCCGTAACTTCGGAGATACAGAAACCCCAAATCCAATTGCAGGGGCAACAGATCGTCCAAATGAAATTATCCATCTGAAGAAATATACTCCTAAAAACAACTATTATGGTATCCCAGATATTATTGCGGCATCTAATGCTATGGCTGGAAATGAATTTGCGGGCAAATATAATTTAGATTATTTTGAAAATAAAGCAGTTCCAAGATATATAATTACAGTTAAGGGTGCTAAATTGTCACCTGAATCTGAACGTAAATTATTAGAGTTTTTCCAAGTTGGACTTCGTGGTAAAAATCACAGATCTCTTTATATACCACTTCCCCCAGACTCTCCAGATTCAAAAACTGAATTTAAGATGGAGCCAATTGAGGCTGGAACTCAAGAATCTTCATTTAACGTATATCGTCAAACAAATAGAGACGAAATATTAATGGCTCACAGAGTTCCAATTAATAAGGTCGGAACGGCTACTGGAATATCTTTGGCTAATGCAAGAGATGCTGATAAAACATTTAAAGAGCAGGTTTGTGCTCCAGCGCAAGATATTCTTGAAAAGAAATTAAATAAAATAATTCAAGAAATGACAGATGCCCTAGTTCTTAAATTTAATGAATTAAGCTTAACTGATGAAGACACTCAGTCAAAGATTGACGAAAGATATTTAAGGTTACAGGTAATTACCCCTAATGAAATTAGAATTAGGAAGGGTATGGTTCCAAGAGAAGGCGGAGATGAGGTTGTAGATTTGGCTGCCAAGGCAGCTGAAATTAAGGCTCAGGCTATGCAAAGCCGAACCAGGGATGGGGAACGTGCTGCAAATTCTCCAGATAATTCTGGGGAGGGCAGAAATGCAAAAGGCGACGGCAGACAAGTTGAGTAGTCCTACTCAACTAGTTATTTGCCTTTAGATATATAGAAGTCTATAATATACACATATGACCATTGAAAAATCACACTGGTCTTCTAATGGAAATGCTATTAATTTATCAGTTCCATTTACGAAGGTCAACAGAGAAAAAAGAACAGTCTCAGGTTTTGCAACACTAGATAACCTAGATCAGACTGGTGATGTGGTCACGCAGGAAGCAAGCATGAAAGCATTTGAAAGCTTCCGTGGAAATCTAAGAGAAATGCACCAGCCAATGGCTGTTGGTAAGGTTGCATCTTTTAGACCAGAAACTTATTATGATCCAAAAACAAAAGAATTTTATAATGGAGTGTATGTTGATGCATATATTTCAAAGGGCGCACAAGATACTTGGGAAAAAGTTCTTGATGGCACATTAACAGGATTTTCAATTGGCGGAAAGATTATAGACTCAGATACTGAAGTAAATAAGTCTACAGGACAAAGTGTCCGATTCATTAAAGATTACTCACTTGTTGAATTGTCAATAGTTGACTCTCCAGCAAATGAACTCTGCAACATATTGTCCATTGAAAAAGTCAATGGTCAAATGATTTTCAAGGGCATAGCTGCAGATGTGAAAATGGAGAACATTTTCTATTGTGCAGAAAGTGATTCTGTATTTATGTCAACAGAGTCTGAGTATATTTCACCAGTTACTGGTAAGAAGACAGAACTTATTGGATGGGTGGAATCAAACGACACTAACAAGTCAAAAGAAATAGATAAGATTCTTGATTCGTATAAATCAAGATTGCAAACGTTGCCTGATACACAAATTGCAAAACAGGCAAACGCAGAAGGAGGTAATGAAGTGGAAAACGTAGAAACAACAAATACTGAAGAGACTGTTGAAAAGTTACGTGCACCAGAAGCAACAGAAGTTGCTGATCAGGTTGTAGTAGCAGAAGAAACACCAGTTGAAAAAGTAGAAGAGTCTGCAGAAACCAACACTTCTGCCGAAGTTCTGGAACAAGCAGCCGATGTATCAGACGCACAGGTTAATGAGCCTGATTTTGCTAAGATGCTTGGCGACCTTAAGGGTTTCTTCTCCGAGACTTTGGAAAAGGCCTCTGAGGCAAACGCAGCTCAAGTTACAACTATTAAAGAAACAGTTGAAACTTTTAGCAAGAGCGTAGATGCTCGAATTTCAGAATTAGCAGAAAAACATACAGCTCTCTCAGATGCAGTAAATGCAATTAAAAACACTATTGATGGTGTTGAGAAGAGAGTAGACGCAGTCGAATCAGAGACTGCAATTAAGAAGTCCTCAGACCTTGGCGGGTCTCAGGAAGTAACAATAAAGAAATCAAAATGGAACGGCACTTTCCTCGGTT